GAGTATAAAAAATAAACAGGGTATGTCTATCACCCTGTTTATTTTTACTCAAGGCTATCTTTTTCCCTTAGTTCCTGATGTGTAAATGAACTTAATTTTTTGTGTGTAAATGAGCTTAATTCTTTATGCGTTCTAGCATAATTACTATAAGTGATTAAAATATGTGCTGGTATATACGCCCTTAGCATTTTTTGTAATTTTCTTAGCATTTCTTCTGTAATTTCTCCATATATAATATGTACGATATATTTTTTCGGCATATATTCTACTTTATAATTGTTTAAATAATCACTACATATTTGCTTTATTCCTTTTAAAGTAACCTTGCTCCTTGTCAACAGCCTTTGTCTCACTGTATTTCGTCTACTTTTTTCTGTAATTTCTTTTTCTGCAATTCCTAAATCTTTTTCAATATTTTCTAAAAACCAAGTTGCGTAATTCAACAGCTTTTGTTTTTCAATGTCTGTCAAATTTTTTTCTTGTTCTTGCAAAATAATATCTAATGTTTTTGTTATATCTATCGTAACTCTATCACCTAAGTACATTTCGTGCATTTTATCTATTAAATTAATAGCCATATATTTGCTCCCCTGCGTTTGTATCATTTTCAATAGTTAATTTTGTGTAAACTTCTTGTATGTCAATACTCTTAAAGAATGGCATTGCATAATCAACGTCATATCTTTGTTTTTTATATATAAAGTACATATCTGGTTTTATTGCTATAGAATTAATACGCATTGTGAATTTTATTGTTTCAGAAACTTTTGTCATTCCTGTGTTATCAGTTTTAATTGTTCTTCCGTTTTGGATTGGAGTAATCATACACCATATAGATTTTATTTTCTCGTACTTGTAATCGGTTGCCCCTACATCATCAATAAAAGGTACTCTAACATACACATCGACTTTATGCTTTAACTTTCCTGCTAGATTTATCATTTAATTAATCATCTTCTTTCAACGTCAATCTTCCTAATGTAAATATTTTTACACCAGTAATGTTTATATTTGTAATCTCACCATTTATTTCTAACTCATTAAAATCTTTTACACCTTCAGTATCAATAATACACTTACCTACTCTTTGATAGCGTATGATTTTTTCGTCGAAAGCTTCTTGTAGATATTTGTTTATTGAGCTTTTTATTGTATTTTCTACATCACTTACAGAATAACCTTCTTGTAATGTTATATAACATTCAACTTCAATACTTTCGATTGAGGGATTTTTAACTGTACAAACGGCTCCAATTGGAGCTATCCCAGCTCCATCACCTGATTGGGTAGGGTCTATGTAGTTTTGTACATTTTTTAATACTTCGTTTGTAACTTGTTGTCCTTCTGAATTAGCAATATATAAATCCACTGTACCAGCTATACCGTCAGGGCAAGGTATACAATAGGCTTTGCCAACACCTGTAACACTTTTAGCACATTCTTCATAAAAAGCAGCATTACCAGCATTAGCTATATTTTTCATAGCCTCTTTGTATCTCTCTCTTACTTCGTCATCGGTTTCTTCATCTTCTCCACCTGTAATTGCATTATAATTATAAACCGAGGAAATAAAATCTATACTTGTGATTATGTTATTTACCGTGCCAATATCTGTGTTTCCATCTGCTCCATATTCTTCTGCTACTATAGGGACCGTTACATTCCCGCCCTTTTCTGTAATTTTTCCTGTTTCTGTTGTTATATAATTTATTTTTCCATTACTTACTATAGTACCATTTTCTACTGTACCGTATCGTGTACTTTTTGCTGTAAATGTTACGTATCCACTTGCTTGTGTAATCCCCTTACGTGTTATATAACTCCAGTTTTCGATATAATTATCTAAATCATCTCCAGTTAAATTGTCTACATGTAATTTGTTTGCAATTTCTTCTTCTTGTGCAGTTAAATCACTTATTGCACAGCTTACAGCTTTAAGAATTTCCCATAACCAACAGCCTTTAACTTTGCTGTACTTGTCGTCTATTTGTTCGAGTAACTGTTCTTGTATTTCACTTGCTTCTTTGTAGTACATATTACTTCTCCTTTTTTTTCAGATAGATATATTTTTTAGTAGCGTCATATTCAGCCGTAAAATTAAATTCTTCACACAGCTGATAAATGTAACAGTAATAACCATCGTTTTTTTTGTGAATTGGCGTCTTAATAGGCTGTTCTTCTACATAGTATGTACCATCTTTTTCTTTGTACTCTATCCCCATTGTATAAAGTATAGGACCTACTTGTCCTAACCAATGTCCGTCAATATTACTTGCCCAAACTTCGTAACCTTTATAGTTGTATCTTACTGTAATTTCTGTCCAAATATGTTGTTCTATTGTAACTTTATGAGCTTTTATGTCGTATTCAGAAGTAAAGTTTAGTTCGTTGCAAATTTGATATAGATATGCGTAGCTAACACCGTTGATTATTATTAATTTGCTTTGCAATTTTATCCAATTATCTAAATAGATTGCTTTTTCGGAGCTGTTCCAAGTTACAGCATAACCCATAAGCTCCAACAACGGTTTAGCTTGCACGATATAATGCCCTAAATCGTTGCTTGCCCAAACTTCTACTCCTCTGTTGTTTTTCATTATTGTTATTTCTGTCCAATCCCATTTCTTGTTTATTATAATAATGTTTTTGGACTTGTCATACTCAGCCGTAAAATTTAATTCTTCCCCTAACTTATACAAATAACAATACGCAGAACTATCTAGTATTGTGTGTTCCGTTTTAACTCTGTAATCACCGTTAACGTAAATAGATTTTTCATCTGCGTTCCAAGTTACATCATAGCCCATTAGCTCTAATACTTTTCGTTCTTTCAACAACCAATGTCCGTTTACATTTGCTCCTTTTGTTTTGTACCCACTTCCACAGTATTTTATTGTAACATCTGTCCAATTATATTTTGCTGTGTTTTCTGCTTGCTTTTGTGTAAACATATATTCAGTCATTTCTAAAGCACAAATTATATCTTTCTTTTTGTCGTAGCTATATGTGAATTTATTTATAGTTATAGCAATGTTAAGTAAAGTTTTTTCCCCTTCGGTAATTACTAATCTTAAGGGTAACTTTTCTTTTGTATATTTTTCAAAAAAATCTATGTAAATCTTTCCATCTTTGTTAGCATCGGGTTGTATGCTTCTGTAATTTTTATTAATCGGCAATAAGAATTCTGTATTTATTGTTTTGCTTTTAATATTTCCTATTAATGTTAAATCTAGGCTGTTTGTTGTAAATGTTTGATTGTCAAAAGTTTGTACTATTTCAGGCAAGGTAGCTGGAGTAATAGGCAATACAAGTACTTCTTCTCCATTATTAACAGAGAAATAAATTTTTACATCAGTAAACATAGTTTTCTTCCTTTTCTTTTGGTATTAATTGTTTTAACGTGCTTTTAGGTATTTCGCCCTTATCAGCCATTCGGTGGTGAGTGGGGCAAAGTGTAATTAAATTATTATTTTCTAAACCTAAATCTATGTTATCTCTTAATTTTTCGATGTGGTGGACTTCTAAATTTCTGTATGTAATTTTTTTATCTCCGTATAGTCCGGCAAGACAAACTAAACAACACCACTGGTCCCTTTCTTTTATTTTTTCTGCTTTTATTTTCCATTTATTTTTTCTTCTAAACTTAACACTTTCTTCGTCTCTATCTTTATAACTATATTTTTTATTGTATTTCTTTTTCGGCTTAGAGGGACAAACATAACCTTTAGGATGTATTTTCCCACAGTAAGAACAACTTTTTAACATTCTGTCACCTTCTCTAAATTCTATTGTTGTACTCTATTGCTAAACCGTCAGTAGTTGCAACAGTAAAACTAATATAAACTTCACGCCCATTAAACGTTGCATTATAATTACTTACATTGTTTATAAAACTGTTACTTAAAAGCTGTTCGGTAATTTCTCTTTGTAACTCGCTCAGCCAGTAACTCCTATTTTTAATTCCTAAATGGTCTTCTATGTTTGTTCCAAAAACAGTACTTTCACCTTTAGTATATACTTCATATGTATTCTGTGCTGTAGTAACAGTTTTCGCTATCAATTGCCCCAATGCTTCTGTCTGTGAGCATTCCTCTAATTCTCCGTTGCTTTTTATTTTATGCTGTCCGTCTATAAATAAAAAATCTATACCATTTTGCGTATTATTTGTTTCAGTTGAAAATTCAGAAAGCTCAGGGAATAACATTGGCATACCTCCTATCTTATCTCAATTCCAATAGTAACTTGTCTACGAAATTATTACATGTTTGCTCAAATTCAGATTGGTATGCCTTTCCAGAATCTCTATAGATGTAAAATTCTCGTACCCTTTCTCCTGTGTTTATCCCTCTCAACCATTTTGTGTGTCCATCTTCTATCAAGTGTGTATGATTGGCCAATCCTTTACCATGTTTACCATATACTTTAATCGAATCCTTTGTTTTATTTTCATTTTCTTTATGATATTGATATGGCTTCTGTACGGTAATACCTTTTAAATAATGTCCAGTCCTCTTTTTTATTCTTCCGTTAGCAGTTATTTTAACCTTGTTTTTTAACTTTGTGCCTTCTTTTTTTAGCATAGTTGATACTTTGCTATCGTAACCTTTGCAAATATTATTCATTTCTTTATGTAATTCGTTTATTCCTGTTATATATATGGCAGTCATGATATATGCTCCTTATTTTATATCTATTTCACCTTTGTTATAGTTTATTTCCAATCCTAAAATATTACAAAGTTCCCTAATAGATATGTAGTTATATCCATTTACATTTATAGCTCTTACTCTAACAGATTTACCATTACTATTTATTTTTACTTCTGTCAGGCTGTTAGTAATCTTTAGCATCTTTGTATCCTCGTCATACCCTACATTAAATCCCATATTTCTAAAGTTTGTAGCTTTAATGTAGTTGTTTCCATTTTTTAGTATTCTGTCAATTTTGTATTCTTTGCCGTTTACAACAGCCTTACCTTCTGTAACCATTTCTTGTTCCTCCTTTTCTTGTTGTTTTACTTTCACTTCTGATGTAAGTTTATTTTTAAAATCTATCCACTCCTTTGAGTTTCTTACCCAAGGCTCAGGACAGAGCTTACCACACACATCGTAATGCCTAATGACATTAGTTACTTGAATGTTATACTTGTTCATAAGATATTTTACAAGCTTAATAGTATTTTCTTTTGTTTTTTCAGATATGTAATAATTACTATCGTATTTTGTACACATTTCCACACCGATACTGTTAATATTCCTACAAGCACATTTTAATTTCATTCCTCTGCTTTCGCAATGATATGCAATGTAATTATCTTTAACAGACTGTATACATTCTTTATCATCGACAAAATAATGTGCTGAAGTGCCAGTAACATTATTCGCAAAGTAGTTTCCGTTGCCGGAAGCTGTATCATTTTTGTTCCCTGTATAATGAACAACAATATATTTTATAGTACTACTTGCTCTTGTCGAATTGTTGTAATTCCCTGTATTGGCTTGTTTAAAAGTATAAGGTAAATTTGTTAAATTACTCATTTATTATTTCCTTTCCTTTGTTGTGCTTTCTCTTAACTGTAGTAATGCCTGCTTTAGGCTTTCAGGTATTGGCATATATGGACTAACGTTTTCCAATAAACTTAGACCCTCGTTGGCAATAAAAAACGTAATGACGACTTCTCTTAATGGAAGCTCTCCACCTAGTAGTCTATTAAGTAAAACAGAACAAACAACAACAATGTAAATCATTACTTTTTTAACTATGCCTTTAAATCCAATATTGCTACTCAATGTCTTTTGCATATAAGCATTAAGTACACCTGTAACATAATCTAATGCAGTCATACATAATAATGTAATGATAAGAATATCAAATCCACCAAACAGATAACCCATAACTCCTCCAAGAATTCCAAATAGTACGCTAAATAAATTAAATATCTTCATTATTTTTTAAACTCCTTTAATTTCTGTTGATTGGCCATAACTCCAAACCGTATTATTATTTTTAACTTTTATTCTGATTCCAGAAGAACTTACGTTTGCTCCTGTGACAACAGATAAGTTATTTTCTACATTAGAAAAATCTATAGTATCACCTGTGTAGTCTTCACCCCAAAAAGTATTTTCTAATATTCTAATTTGCGTTAGATTTTTCAACTCAATAGGATTAAATACTCCTATTATAGCTTCTTGGTTTTCACCCATATTTTCGCAACCGAACAGACAGCCTTTTATTTCCACATCGGAAATGATATTGTTTGTTGTTGAATAAAATTCTATCATAGGGCGATTACTTATATTTGTTGTATCAGGGTTTCTAATTAGTTGCAAATCTTTAATTCTAACGAAAGAATTCATTACAGAAAATATATACCCTCCATTTGTGTTTACAATGCTACTTTCAGCTCCTGCCCCTAATATTGTTATGCTTTTATTTAACCTTAAAGGATTTTTAAAATAATACTTTCCTGGAAGCATGTATATTACACTTCCAGCAGGGGCATTGTTAATGTAGTTTTGTAAAGTTGTTGCATCGTCTTCTCCTGTGCACGTAATATTAGCATAAGTCTTTAAGCTGATGTTTGTGTTGTGTGCTGCAACAGTAAAATAGTGCAAATTTACAGCTTTAATTTTTTCTTTTTCCTCTTTTGTTACAAAATCCATAAATTGTGTTGTTGTAATTTCCTCTGGTGAGTGATTATGGTTAGTATCAGCTTTACCTTTAAGGAGAACATCAATTCCCAATTCTTGCAAAGCTTCTTCCTTGGTTGTTCCTCCTGTACCACCTTTGGACAATGGCAATATTCCTACAATCTTACTGTCTTCTAAGTTGTGTCTGTGATTCGTTACTGCGTCATTTAAATTTTCTACGTTTTTTCGGCTTGTGCCAGCGAATTCATCTAACAAATTAAAATTATTGTTAAAATCTTCTACGTTGTACTTGTCGCCTTGTGCTGGTTTTGTTAAGTTAATATTAGGCGTTTTTATTGCCATATTATCCCTCCTCGTTGTCGTCCTTAAAACTTGCATCTTCAATCTCTTTCCATAAATCTACCTTTTCAGCAAAAACATCAACACAGTAGGCTGTCTTTCCTGTCTGTGTATTCTGTAATACTTTTCCTTCATCTGCAATTAATCTTTTTAATTCTCTTGTTGTCATATTTTTATTCCTCCCAAACAATATTTTCAACATTTGAGGCGCCCCAAGGGGCATTTTCAATACTGTCTACACTTTTATTTATCTTTATAGTTTTTAGACTAGGACATTTGGCAAAAGCGGTATTGTCTATACTTGTTACACTCGCAGGAATTATTATATCTGCCAATGCTGTGCAACCATTAAAACAATTAACACCTATTGTTTCTAAAGTATTTGGCAGCTTTATCTTTGTTAATTTTGAGCAACTAGAGAACGCCCCTGCTAGAGTTATAACAGATGTTTCGCTTATATCGCATTCTTCTAAATCTGAATTACTAAAAGCGTTACCACCAATAGTTGTTATAGAAATTCTCCCTTTAAAATTTTTTAGAGACGTATAAGCTAAACTATACATAAATATATTTTTAAGTGTTTCAGGTAGGTCTATTTCTTCGATATTTGTTCCTGTCAGCGAAAATTGTTGCAGTGAAATAACACCGTATGGGATATATATTTTTTTTATTTTTGCCCTATACTCCTTATCATTTCCCCATGTCGCAAGCGAATTATTGATTGTTGCAATGTTTAAATTCTTAGTACTGTCTGACAGCACATTTGGAACAATGACTTCATCACTCTTTATTGTCGAGTAACCAATGATAAATTTGCCACTACCACTGCCTTCACCCTCTGCTGTAGCGTCTAACACAACGCTTTTCTGTTTCTGAAAGGTGTTGTCGCTTTGTATAGGGTTATCGTGATTGAACCCCCAAACAATGCTAGAATTATTGTAATTACTACTATCTACGGCAGTAACGGTGGAACCTAAATCAATTCGGCAATTTGTTTCTAATGTTAAGTTTTCTAATGCGTTTTTTCCTAATTTTTTTGCCATATTTTCACCTCGTTATTTATGTTAAATTAATGTAATTTACGCTACTTTCTGCTGTAAGTAATGTTATTGTATCTTCATTAACATATATATCTACCCCAACACCGTTACTGTATGTTGTTTTTGCATAATTTGCAGCAAAAGCTAAATTTATATATGTATAAGTTTTGTCCTCTCCTAATACAGCTGTAATTACGTTCCTGTTTTCTATCCCTCCGATTATCCCGTTGTTTGAAGAATAGACAGTATTGGCAATAAGGCTGTTAAGTCTTTCCACTCCGTTTAGCAATTCTTGACTTTTATAATTTTCACTTTGCAAACTTGCTAAATTTTGCTTTGCTGCAGCTGTTGCTGTAGCTAAAGTTGTTGTTGTAGTCTTTGCTGTAGCTATCGTAGTTGTTAAAGCTGTTGTTATCTCTCTACCATTAGCAACATTATTGGCTAACTCTGCACTTACTGCTTCTGAACCATCTAAGTCTGTATTTAGTTGTGTTATTATATTTTTAGCATTTCTAACAACAACATCTAGCTCCGTCTTGTTCTTTTCTGCTCTCTCTACAACAGCTCTTAACCTTGTATATGCTGTTTTTGCTTGTGTTTGTTGCTTGTTTTCTTCACTTACAACAAAAGTTATATCAACGCCTCTAGCCATCTTATCCCTCCTTTAAAATCTACCATATGCGACAGCTCCTTTATTGCTTGAAATTTGTACTTTAGTACCTCCTGCTTGTATGTTTTTGCCGTTACCTATACATATTCCAACATGCGTAATATAACTGCTAGTCTTGTACGTTCCTGTCCAAAATATAAGGTCACCCGGAACAGGACTTTTAACTCTCTTTGTTTTGTTATATAAACCTTGTGCTGTTAGTCTTCCACATTTCCATGCACCACTTTTGTTTAGTACGTAGCAAACAAAGCCAGAGCAATCAAATCCCTTAGGGCTATATCCTCCCATGATGTACGGCACGCCAATGTAATTTTTAGCACAGTTCCAAATCTTATCGTATGTCGGTCGTTTGTTTTTGTTGTCAAGTGCATCTTCGCCACCTATGTTTACATCTTCCCTATGTATCTTTTGGCTTGCTAAGTTGCTTAATTCATCAGATTTTAAAGTATTAAACGTTAATTCCATGCTCCATACACCACTGTTTATAGTATGTTTAACAGAAGCTATCCTAACTTTGCATTTAAGTCCTGTATATTCATCTTCTATATACATTACCCTGTTCTTTCTCGCTGATATATTTCCTATCATTACACAACTTATTTCCCTGTGTAGCTTGTCTTTATCTTCTAATTCATTTTTAGCAAGTTCACCTATTCGGCTCTGGTCATCTGCTTGCACTGCAAAATTAGCTTGTAACTTTCCATATCTCCTAGCATTGTCTTGGTCTTGCAATACATATTCTATTGCTGGTAAATGTCCATCTGTATCGCTGTTTATGTATGCCCTGACGCTATTTTTCATCCCGTTTATACTATGTTTGTAAGTTATTCGACTGTGTTGTTCTGTAACATCAAATTCTGCTAAATTGTCAGCAGGCTTGTGTTTGTATACGCCTACATCGTCCCAAAGTCTGTAAACTTTTAACTTTGCTCCGTTCATCTCGTAATCATATTCTTTACCATCGCTTTGTGCTTGTTGTTTAATAATGTCTTCTATAACATCGCTTGCACCATCTATGTATACTTTGTTTATAACTTTAGGCATATCGCATATTTCGTCTATGCCTATCCCTAAAGTGTTACATAGTTTAATGATACAGTCACTAGCTCCCATATTTATAAATTGTATTGTAACGTCGTTATTTTCTATATAATAAGCAAAATCAACTGCTGTTACATTTCGGTTTGGGTAACTCCTTTCTACTTCTTCTACTACAAATACATAACAAAGAGAGTTGTCGTGTAACAGCCTTATCTTATCTCCTGCTTCTATCATATAATGTTCTATGTATTTTTCGTTAGTGTCAGGCAGAGAAAAAGTTAGCTTCATAACGTGACTGTCAGTGCTTTCTTCCCAGGATATATTGCTACATAACTTAGTAATGTTTGTATTATTGTTGTCCTTGTTAGTCCAATATAATTCAATATTACTCATTTCCTCCTCCTATTGTTGGTGTTGGCTCTTTATTTTCATTTGTCACTTTCTCAATTTCCTGCATAGTAGTTTTTTGATTTGTGTTAGGAGTGTAAATGATACCATTTTCTGTGTCCATAAGTACACTATCTAATCCTAGTTTTATATAGTTAAAACCAAGTGGGGGCTGACCTATCTTTTTTCTTACTTCGTCTAGCTGTAATATATTGCTATCCAAAGCTAGTTTGTAGGCTTCAAACATGCTTTTTAAATCCCCGTTTTCTATATCGCTTAAATCTGCTTTCCAGAAATATTTATCTTTTTCGTTCTCTAACAATAAATTTTCGTTAAGACTTGCACAAAATTCATTTAAGATTGGTACAATACAATTTTTGTACCAGTTTCTGTATTCTGCTTCATTCGCACTGCAATCTATAATATTCTTAGGAACTAGAAGTATTTTTCCTATGTCTTCACCGATGCCTTGATATAGTTCTTGCAACTGCATTTCTGTAGAGCTTTCTACGGCAGGGGTAAATTCTAAGCCGTTATTAAGCACAATTACAGCATTATCTTCGTTGCTGTACATTTTTCTAAAATCCTCTTTTAGTTTTTCGAATGCTTCTCGGCCTATATTTCTTTCACTTTTTAAGAAGCCTTTTTTTACACCGCCCCCACTTATAGAATTATTAAGCATTTTCAACATATTATTGACAAGTCTTATTGCTAAAGTGTTCTCTTGTAATATGCCCTTGCCAGTAACACCGTCTAAGCTGTTTCTTGCTAATGTTATAAAATTTTCAGGATAATATTCTTGGCCATTAATTATATATTTAGCAGTTTTAAAAATTGGGTCGCAATTCTTATTTACGGCTACATTTATACTTTCTACATATCTAAGGCTGTTTACTTTATTACCTGTTTTATCTATATATATGTAGCCATTGCCATATAGCAGATAATCTCGTATCAATGCCCTTTTCATTTCATGACTATTAAGTAAATCTCCGGTTTCTTTGTTAAGTATTTTTACTCTCTCGTCATCTAATTCTACAAGATTGCCTTTCTCGCCTTCGGTAGTGTATAACTTATAATTGATATTGCTTACCATATTACTTATTAAGTTTATACTGCTAGCAAGGACTGGAATGCCTAAAGCGACACTCTTGTTTATGCTTCCTCGTGACATTATTATGTTTAATAACTCACTTTCTATTGTTGGCTGGCTTTCTTCAGCTCTTTCTTCTCCTTTATTAAAAAGTTTATCTAATATTCCCATTTTTCTATATCACCTCAGCTATTTTCCCTGCTACTTTTTCTCCTACTCTGTTTAAGTAAGATTCATCTTCACCATAGAAATTTTCAATATTGAACATTATAATTGGCTGTCCTCCCGCATTACGCATTATCTTATTGGTTTGGTCTGCCGGTATAATCTGGCTTCCGTTAGGCAGGTTTACAAGTTCCCCACCTCTTTCGTTCATTAATGTTACGCCACCGTGCCAATAATTTGTTCCAAGAGCGTTTACCTCTGGCATCATACCTCTTTGCCGAGGAGTTAAACCATCGCCTTTTTTGTTTTCATAAAGACTTGTACCTGTTTGGCTGTTAGATACATTGTCTTTTATTATTCCGTTTTCAATTAATTCTTTCCACTTTTGTATTACTGTTTCTATTTTTTCAATAAATTGCCTTATATATTCTACAACTGGTCCCAGTTTTTCACCTATAAAACCAAAGGCTGTACCTATTGCTTCTAGCACTCCGCCTATAGCAGAACCTAATATCCAACCTAAACCTTGTATAAAAGGAGATAAACAAGTAAGAGCTACCCCGGCTATATCGCCTAGCAAGCCAAAAAAGCTCTTAGCGAAAGGTATTGCCGGGGCTATTGCTTCTTTTGCTTTTTCAAAACCAGTTTTTATAGGTTTTAAGAATATTCCAGCAGTCGTTCCGATTTCTTTTAAACTATCTCTAAACATTTTAGAGTTTTTTATAGCTAATGCTATTGTAGCAACCACAGCAGTAACTATAGCAACTGTTGAGGCTATTCCAGCTAATCCTGCTGTTGCCCCTGTTCCTGCTGCAGCTCCACCTAAAGTAGCTCCCGCTTTTGCTGTAGCTCCTCCTAGAGTAGTAGCTCCGACAGCTGTAGTTGTTGCCATTCCGGCCTCTCCGGCCGCTGCACTTTTTAATGCTCCTTTACCTATTTTTTTAAAGAAGCTTCCACCTTCGTACATTTCGTTTTTTGGGGTAGAAACAGAATATATAGGAATTCCCTTATAATTTAGTGCTTCGCTACCCATAGATGATACTGTTTTGCTTGCACCTCTTTCGGCTTCTGCCAAAGTTGTTTTTAGGCCAACGCCTCTTATGTTTCCGTTAGGTGTTATATTGCCTACTTTATTACTTAAACCATATGTGGCCCCTGTTCCAACTTCTGAAATTGTGTTAGCAGCAATCCAACCAGCAGGACTACTTTTAGCAGCAATGGCACTAGCAGCCGCACTTTGTTTGCTTATTCCTTTAGTAAGATTTTGCAACATTAATCCAGTTTCAACAGCACTTGTACCAAGTCTAAAAGCTCCCATTCCGGCATATGCTATACCAACAGCTGTAGCAATTTGCTTCCAATGCTCCAATATCCATTCTAAATTAGGCTTCCATTCTTCGATTTTTTGACCTATTCTTTGTATTATCTGTTCGCCATTCTCTAGTACTGGGGGTAGTTTTTCTTGTATTACATTCAAAATTTCAGGTAATGATTCTGATATTTTACTTAAATATTTAGCTGTATAAGGAGCTATTATTTCACCTACATCAGCCTTAAAGTTTGTCCAATCACTGCTCCAAACCTGTTTTACACCGCCCCAGCCTTGGTTTACTGCACTTATGTAACTATCAGCTGTATATTTCTTTTCTTCAGCGTCCTTTATTGCTTTTTGTATTTTGTCATACGCTGTACCTTCTTCGTCTACAACTTCTGTAAAACCTGCAATTAACGTCTCAAGCTGTGACCTGTATCTTCCACCAATCTTTGACATTATGCTGTCTCGGTCTTCTTTTTTTAATACTTTCAATTTGTCAGCCATTTCCTTAAACAAAGGTAATGCCTGCTTCATTTTGCCTGTGGTCTTGTCGTATATACTTAAATCTAAAGCCTGCAACCCTTTAGAAGCTTCACCTGACCCCTTAACCAGTCTGGAATACTGACTGTTAAGAAATGTACCAGCTTCTGAACCTTTTAAACCAGCACTAGCCATAATACCAATAAGGGAGGCTGTTTCTTTGTAATCTACACCTAACGAACTCATACCTGCACCGGATTTAATGAGAGCTTCGTTAAGTTGTAGCATGTTTGTGTTAGATGATGACTGTACAGCAGTACATACGTCAATATATTCGGCAGTTTTTTCTGTACTTAGGCCCAGAGCTGTCATACTGTCTGTTACTGCGTCAAGAGTTTCTTTAACGTCTGTACCGTTTATTTTTGCAGCTTTAAGCATAGAAGGTAAACTGCTTTGAACTTTTTTGTCAGTTACGTCCATACCGGCAAGAGCCATATAATATAAGCCGTTGGCAGCGTCTGTATATGTTGTACCTTTTACCTCTTTAGCGGCATCTTTTGCTACTTGTGTAAGTTCTTTAAATGCTTTTTTCCCTTTTTCTGTTAATGTGTCTATACCTTTTACTGCTGCTACATTATTCATAGCATTGTTAAATTCTTCATAAGCACTTAAACAGCTTTTGCTTGCCATAATCGCTGCTGCCCCTACAGCTGTAGTTGTGCCAACGACAGCCTTGTTTACTGTGTCCATTACTCCTTTAAATTTAGAGCTTGTCACTTTAGCAAGTTCCAAATCTCTTTTAAATTTTAAAGTTTCATAACTTGCCTTGCTCATTTTGGCCGTAAATCGGTCTTGCAAGCTAAGTACAACATTTATATTCTTTGCCATTTTTTCACCTTCTTTAGTTGCTTAACTATACGAAATAAAATCCCAATTATTTAGCTGGTCCTGCTCTAGTAGATACATTGCATTAATCAGGCTTGCTATCATATCAATTTTGCCTGTCGATTTTTTCTTGTTTACATATTTATTTAAGTTATTGTCCTCAATACACTTTGCATTTTCAAAGTTTATTTCTAGCAGTCGGTTAGGACTGTAACAAAATTCTTTTTTTAATATCTTTTCTTTCAACAACTTTGTTGGGCTATGTAATACGCTTGAATGCTGTTTTACTTCTACGCATTCATATCCGGCATTTTCTAGCTTCTGCACTGTAGACAATGCGTTGTATCTGTCATAGCCTATTTGTACGATTTCAGCTTCTAGCTCATTTTCTAGGCCAAGAATATATCTTTCTACTTCTGCGTAATCAATAACACTATCTCCACAAGCTATACACTCACCAGCTTTAATTCTTTCTTTGTAATCAAGCTTTTCTCTGTTGCTTTTTATTTGTATTCTTTCCGCCGGTATAAAACACATTCCTCCGTAGTACACAATATCGTCTACTATTGTTGTATATGCTACAGCTGTATTATCATCTGTCTGTGATAAGTCCAAACCTACGTATATTTTTTTACCCTTCCAAAATTCTTTATCAATTTTCTTTTTGCACTTCTTAACGGCTTCTACATCTATATAACCTTCTGTACATAAACCCTTGTACAATATGTTGTTGTGCTTACAAAGATAATTTTCCCTCTTATCTTCGTAAAGAATAGCCATTTCTCTCTTCTTCTTTAGCTCTGTAAATATTGTTTTATTACCTACAGCAACAGGGTTACTTTGTAATATGCAGAGGTCGTTTGTTTCCCATTCTTTGCGAATTTCTTCGTCAGGCTCATACAATAATGCAAAGTATCTTTTGTCTTTAGTAAGCCCATCAAGTACCCTTTTACCATAGTCAATTTCCTGTACCATGACATTCTTGTCGTTGGGATATTGCGTAGAGATTATTATGCCTAGTTTGTTTTTTATTGTTATCTGAGAACTTCGCATTGCTTCAACCGGATAATTATCCATTGCCCCTGCTTCGTCAGCTAAAAATACATTAGCCAGCTTACCGTCCATCTTGTCGTTGGAATAGGCCAGAGGTTGATATGTTATATCGTTTAAAAGACAGTTTATTTCATCTCGTTTTATCTTAAAATACTTTTCTAATGCAGGACTGCACTTTATTATTTTACGTATGGCCAATCTTAACTCACTAGACAGTTTGTAATCTGGGGCTACAGAGAAAAAACGGCTAAAAGGCTTTTCGAATATCATACTTATTACAAATATAATTGCACTGTTAAATGTTTTAAAATTCTTTCTACATATTTCTAACAATATCGTTTCGTAGTATCTACTATTGTCATTTTTTGTGTATGTACAGAATGTAGCAATGACTATAAACCAGGCATAATCTTCCATGCCTTCGTATATAGTAACGCCTAAATCGGGGTGCATTAGTAGTTTTAAGGTCCGGCATATTATGTTAAAGGCTTTTTCGCTTACATAAGCCTCTTTGTCCTTACCATCTGCTATTTTTAGCCACGATTTAGCTTGCTTGCGAACATAACAAGGCACTTTTTTATTACTTTTTTTGCTTGCCCATTTGCAATAAGCATATGCCTTGCTGTCCTTTACTTCCATTTATTTATTCCTCCTGTACACTTGCGTAGCTATATTGTTCTCCTAGTAATAATAGACTGTTGTTGTCGTTTGCAAATTGTACGAAAAAAATTTTTCCTATATCTTTTTCATCTAACCCACTTAGGTCTATATTGCTTACAAAGTTAGTAAATTCAAATTCGCAACCGTTGTGTATTACCTTTAATTTGATTGGATTTATACTAATCAGTTCTGCTGTAGTAGTTCCTATATAGTTAGGATTTTTGTACTTCTTCATTGCTTTTCTTAGCTTGTCATATCCGCTCATTTTATCCCCCCGTTCTTTCGTTTAGCTCTGCTACTAACGCCTCTAATGGTTCTTTTTCCTTTTTAGCTGTTGCTACATTGGCTAGTTTTGCTCGAGCCTGTGGGCTTAAACACATTTCGTTACAAAATCTAAAAAAGTCACGTACATAACTGTTTTTAGCACTTATAAAATCCTTGTCAAATACAAGTCCTGCTTCTGTGTTAGCTTTTTTCTCTAAGCTTTGTAACCTATCTATTGTTATTGCTCCTTGGCTTAATATCCATACATCGTTCATGGCCAACATTTGACTGTCTTCTAAACAACCTATTATGTTGTTGTATATATCTTTTTGTGATTTTGTTAGCCACTCTGGAGCTGGGGGAATACCCTTTTTGCTTAATTGTTCTTCTAGTCTGTTTCTTTCGTCTAATTCCCCTTTGGTTTGGCTGTAGTTGCTCAAAGTTTTTACGCTTTTGCAAGGTCTAGCCATAATCTCACTCCTTTGTTATAAAAAACAGAGGCAGAAAACGCCCTGCCTCTGCTACTATTAGATTGATATTGTACTTAATGGCGTTGGAATAGCACACTTAAACGGTAAACTTTGTGACAACACACCTTTTTTAAGTTCTATAGGGGTAACTTCTGTAAATACTACTTCCTCTACAGAATAACTTTCTGTAGCATTAGTATTCATGTTTGTTAATTTAGTTACTATTGTGTGCATTGGCATATTACCAGTCTTAAATCCTTCAAGTGTCTGTACATTAATGTCAGAATTTACTCTTGTGATTTCTAATGTACCCTCACATTTACAGCCTGTATATGCGTAATCGGTCTGAAAACTGCCACAGCTCTCTATATCTTCAAAATCGCCAGTCACTTTAATATTAATAGTTTTTATGTATGCTATAAGTATGCCGTCGAGATAGATTTTACCGCCAGTTCCTACTAATGCTAGTTTAGATAAACTCATTTTTCCACCTCTATTCTAATGTAATGTACATGGTCATATCTTCCATGCTTTGGCAAGGCTTAATATTAGCTTTCAAGAACACTTTTCGCCCATAACTCATTAACTTTACCTTGCCGTCGTCCCAATCTTCAGCTTCTGATTTACCTTTAGCAATCCACGCATTTCGCTGACTATCTACGTCTACATCACATACATTAGAAAAGTTAGGGTCAAGAATTTCATCATCAGCTTGTCCAGCAAAGTAACTGTTTATAGCCGCTATAAATACAAGCTGTCTGTCGTAGTTATTCTTATATGCACCACGATAATTATTAATAAATACATCTCTTATATCCTTGGCATTCATATCCATAATTTGAATAAATTCGATGTGCTGCATATCTTCTGTTACATTGTTTCCTGTTTCTGCTGTGTTCACGCCTGCAACAACTCTTGCTTTGCCGCTCTGCATTTCTGCATACACATAGCCGTTGCTTGTAAGGTCGTCATAGCCATCAGTTGAACTATCGTTTACAACCTTTTCAATCAACGGGAGAGTATAATTTGTAATGCTTCTATTTACTCCACAAGTTGCAATTACTCCAGCATATAATCCCAACACTTCGTAGTCAGATAACTTTTCACTTGCAATAGAACCGTAATATGTAGCATATTCGTCTTCAGCAACATTAATAATATGTGTATCGTGTAGATTTAAGCCCTTGTTACGGAATATACCAGTAATGCCGTAACCTTTAGCCTTATTAGTTTCGACAATGCTATTTGCAATAGCAGTATCAGTATCGGTACTTTCATCTATTGCGACTACAATAAAGTTTGTTTCCCCTCTGGCAATCAGCATTTCTTTTGTTTCTTTAAAAGAATAATTGCTAATATATACCTGTGCCGGAGCTGAACCGAAGCAATACTGTACAGCTCTATATGCTTTTTCACCGCTTGCTGTACTTGCATATTTTAAAAATTCAGTCTTGTCAATGTCATCAACTTCTGTTGCTGCACAAAGATACTTATTTTTGCTTTTTATATTATAGCCTTCTATCATAAGCACAACAGGAATGTTGCCACTTCTTTCAATCAGCGTGTTTGCAAGCTGGTTAAATATAATACTTATGCTTGGTCTTTCTGCCATTATTTAGTCACCTCCTGCTTTGTAGTCTTTAGTGCTTTAGCCCTTTGGCTCTTTGGTTTTTCAGTCGGTTCTATGTATACACCTTTTTCGCCTTTTCTCTTTGGCTTTTTTTCTTTGCCATAACTTATCATTTTTTCACCTCTTTATATCTCAAATACCATTCCCAATTCTTCCATAACCTCATCATCGGCTTCCGTATCAACATAAGTGTCTATACTCGTATGGAGATATACAATAAGTGCGTCACCTTCGTCTTTAAATTCTAGGTCGTCAAGCTCTATAAATATTCCGTTTTCTAGTTCCACGCACCCTAGCAATAATTCTTCAAAAGCTTCTTCCATTTCGTATGTTTCTATATAATGCTTGTACATATCACTTGTGTAATATATGACCATAATGTCATAGTCTGTGATTCGCACATTTTCATTCATTCTGTGTGGTGTTGGCTTTATGTATATTTTTAGGCCGGGTCTGCTTTTAGGTTCTAATAAATCACTTGCCATTAACGGAATATCCTTACGCCCTATTGCTGCATAGATTGCTCTGTGGATTTCTTTTATCATTTTTATCCACCTCGCTATACTAAATTTTCTCTGTACATATCAAGAGTACTTGCGACAAGCTGATTTATATAATTTTTATCTACAACATATTGTCTATTGTCGTGCATATCTGTTATTATTGCCAACATAGGATGGACTATGTCCGGGAGCTTCTCTAGTCGCTCCCTTGTTAGTCCTGTGTAGTTTTCAATATAACTCACTGCTCTATGCCAGTACTTCTTTGCGTCCTCTTTTGTCAACGATTCATCTCTTAGATACTCTATTATTTCATCGACCATTTCGTCCGAATAAATGTTTGTAACAAAAGTATCGTCGTATTCTGACATATTATCACCTACTTATTTCACTGTAGATTTTGTACTTTTAGAAATTGTATTTATTGTTGTAGCCTTAATCTTTTTAACTTTCTGTGGCTCAATCAACTTAGCGTCCATTTCTAACCATACCATTACGCCTACAGCGTGTTCTTCTGCATACTTTTCTTTGTACACATTTACACTTGGGCTTTCAGCAATCTTAACAAATAAGCCGGAGTAATCGCCGTATAATACTTCGCCATCTTCAAGCTGGTCAGATAATTCTACAGGCTTTCCTAAGAGTGTGTATCCATTGGCCACACCTTTTACATAATCAGTTACAACAAGATAATTGTCCTGACCGTCCTTCAACTTTCTGATAAAGTTCTTTGTCTTGGAGTTCATAATAAATTTGGCATTTTTCTGAAATACTGTCTTTACACTGTCCTGCAAATCAATAAGACTATCAGCTGTCAACTCAGTTGATACAACTTCGACCTTAGACAAACCTTCAATTTTGCTGTCTGTACCCTTTAACAATTCTTTTTCAATCCAATTTGCAATAGTGTCAGCCATTTTTCCACATACATATGTGAATAAATCAACCTGACTGTTATTAATTAAGCTGATTGATACTTTTGTTAATGATGCTGCTAAAAAGCCTGTCATGCTTACACTTGTAAACTTACCGCTTGTAGATGTAAGTTTACCGAATTCATCTGCGTAGGCCATTGTAATCTGCTGTTCACTTTCATCATATTTAGGAAATGTAAGAGTACCTCCTGCTACAAACTTAGTAGCATAATTCCAAATATTACAACGTTCCTTTACTTCTTCTAAGATGTAATTAGCTACACTCGTAGGAATTACTGCACCGTTATCCCCTACAGTCCAATTTACATCGCTTCTTACTTCTTCTGTCAATTCAAGGCCTTTTATAAAATCACAGAAAGCTCGTTTTTCATTTTCAAATTTGTCTTTCTGTTCCTTTTTTTCAGGGTCATTCTTAATAGAATTGTCGTAAGCTTCTTCAGCTTTCTTTATTGTGTCTGCTAATCCTCTTATTTCTTCAGCAAGTCTGTCATATTCCTGCGTTTCTTCTTCTGTAAAGGCTCTTGTTTCGTTAGCAGCCTTGTCACTAAGAGCTGTCATTTCTTCTACAAGGTTGTTTTTCTTTTCTCTTAATGCCTTTAAGTTCTTGTACATCTTTTTTACATCTCCTTTATCAATTTAATTTCACGTTTTCTTTTTTCATATTCAGCTTTGTAATCCTTATTAGAACGAGAATCTTCAACCTCTATAGCTTCTGAACAATAACGATATTCGTTTTCAATCATTTCTTCGCCTCTTACCTCTACACTTGTAGAGCTGTAGGCAGGTTTCTTGTTTATCAATAAACTTATTTCATTAAGCTTTATTTTCTCGAGAACTCTTTCTTCCGTTCCTTCTCCTCTAAACTCGTCCTTTATAGCTACAAACCCAAAGCTCCAACCTTTAGCCCCTTTACTTGCAAGCTCATTTACTGTAGCTTCATCGCTCACAACAGCCTTAGCATACAAGCCAATGTTGTCTTCCCTTAGTTCTAGTGTTGTGCTTGTGTCTGCAACTTTTCTGTCCCACCTATGGTCAATTAGCATTGGTATAGCTCTGTTTTCACCCTTAGCTTCTGCTATAGCTTCATTAAAAGTTCCACTCTGCACTTTCTCAACAAAAGTTTTTCCTTTTCCCTTTAAAGGTTTTGAAAATCTCTCTACAGCATTTACATACCCACTAACGACGGCTTCTCCGCTGCTTCTGATTTCTACCTTCATTCACTTTCCCTCCTTTCCTACATCATGGCCATAAATGGATTTATCTCCATCAGATTATTTAATCTTTCTATTTCCGCTTCCATTACAGCATAGTAAAATTTTTTCTCTAAACCTGTGGCCTTCAATATTTTCTCAGGCTTGAAGCCTTTCAATGCCCAAAACGCAACAAGGGACACCTCTCCGTCTTGGGTAATTAGTTTTTTAAATCTTCAATAGTTGTTTCTTCAACAACTGCTTTTAATCTGTTTGCCATTTCTGTTCTGTCTGCAAGACTAAATATCTTGCCAACAACAGCTTCTGGATTTGCTGTACATTCAAATGTTTCAAGTACTTCCTTAGAATGAAGGTCCGGCATAGCAGCATAAATCAATGTATCGTTAAGCTCTTTCATAGGAGTTTCTGGGTCTGTATTTTCAAATATTTCCATTAACTTATTTTCACTTAATTTATTTAATACAATTACATCGCCGTCTGAATTCTTGTATTCAATAGTACCTGTTTCTCTCTTGTCCTTTAACGCCTTAAGTCTTAAAAACATATCAAGGCTATTTCTCTTTTCTGCCATTTTTTGTTCCTCCTTTTGTATTATAAATGGTGATTTTTATTTTATCACTTTATATTGATTTTATTTGTGCTTTATTGTGTTATACTGTGTTTTATTGTGCTTTTTAACTTTTTTAGGCATAAAAAAAGACAGCCTCTAAGCTTTGTAATTCGCTTATTAGCTGTCTTTTTTCACTTGCCTGTAATTTGCTGTTATAAAAATGAAGCTTTTTTTAATCTTCCTATGTCGTTCTTTTTTTCGATTTCCTTCAGCCCGGCTCCACATATATGCCTAGTATAGTCGTAGCTTCTGTCAATCGCTTTTGATATTTCTTTTAGGCTTTTGCCCTCTATAAATCGCAAATACAATACTTTATGTTGTTGTTTAGGCAATTCGTAGATTGCAAGTATTATTCCTTGCATTTTTTTAATCTTTTCATCTCTTGCCTGTTCGTTGGTTTCTCTCTCTAATGCTTGTTCAAGGAGTTCGTAACAACTTAAATATTCCTTTGCTTTCAACCCGTATCCCCCCTAATAAAAAACAGCTCTAGGCCTTAGTGTACACCTAGAGCTGTTGGTTGTCCCTATTGTAAAGGAACAAGCGGTATTTTATGCCCGGAGAACAAACATACCTTACAAACGACTGAACGATTACTGAATTGCTCCAGCAGTTATATTATAACATTTATATTTACTTTGTGTTGTTGTTTGTTGTTGTGTTATGTTGTTGATTTATTATTTCTTCTAGTTGCTCAAGTGCTTTTATATGCAAAATCCTCGTGTATTGGTATGTATAATTAAGTTTTTTAGATATTTCTTTCATTGTGTAGCCTAAAATATATTTCTTGTATAGTATTTCTTTACTTCGTGCATCGCTTAAACCAAATAATATAACCTCAATTATTTTAGTTTTTTTATCCGTACATTCTTTTACTGTTTTAGCTATTTTTTCTTTCTTTTTCTTATCCTCTGTTCTTTCAAATTCTTCATTTAATAACCTTGCAGTAATATCCATATTTTTTATGTCTTCTAGGCACTTCCTAGCTTTTTCAGTATTCATTTTATCCTACCTTTATCTTTGGATATTCGCTGTACTGGAATGTAGTTCTGCTTCCGTTTTTTAATTTCATCATAAAAACATGTTCACTTTTATGTATTACAATGCCTTCAATCCATTTCCTTCTTACTTTGCCGTCGTCAGCTACTCCACTTACTGCAACACTTACTTTGTCACCTATTCTAAGACGGTCCTTAAATTCCTCTAGTGTTTTGTTCAAGATTACACCTCTTTACTTGTTTTTTAAATCTCTACTTATTCTTGCTCCACAGTTCATTGCATCATATATAAAATCATTTAGTTGTTTATCATTCATATCTTCTATTTGGGCAAGTTCTAAAAACTTTGCAGATAAATCAATAAGATTTTTAGCTTCATCAATATTTAATACATCTTTTTGGCATAATCCATGCAATGTCCCTACCCATAAAGCTACATAACCAGCTATTGTGTTTGGTGTACCATTTTCTGCCGATACACACTTTGTTACCTGTATTCTATTGCCTGCCTTCAATTCTGCAATACCGGCAAAACTCATAAGTTCGTCACTCTCTAATACATTTATAAATTCTTTAACGCCACTGTTTTTTTCTTTGTTCATTTTCTTATCCTCCAAATCGTCTGTTTCGTTTACTACATTTTCTTTGATAAGAGTATCCCTTCTGTTCCATTTGTTTATTTCATCTTTGTCAAATGTTACTATAGCACCACAGTTTGAACACTCTATTAATTTGGGACCAAAGTTTTTTATAAACTCCTCGGTTTTAGCTTCGCCGCCACAAAATGGGCAAGGCTTTAATTTTATTCCATCTACTTTTTCTGCCATGTTATTCTCCTTATCTCAATAAATCATTTTCTATATACACTCCAGCAACATAATTTGGGTATTTTGATAACACCTTATTTATTTTGCCTTCAAGCTCGTCAATATCTATTTCATTTTTTAGTTCGCCTATAGCTTTGTCAATCCAATCACCATTGGTAACTTTTCCATTTCCAATTTCTGCTAAAGTATCTAAAAAGCTAAATACAAAACGCCTTTCATTAGCAATAAAAAGGTCATCACTACGAGCCAAACTATTCTTGCTATTAACATAATCCCTAGCTGTCATAATTAAAAAATCAGGAACTAGCTTATTTGGTTGAAAACGCTCTATGTACAACAGCGTTTCCGGTGCTGTGCTAATTAATTCTCTTAAACTTAGCATGTTTATCTCTCCTTTTCTTCTTTGCAATCCCAAACACCGTTATATACAGTATCAACAGCAGTGTCTTTGGCACAAGCTTGTACAAGAGGTATTTTTTTCATAAGGCACTTTATTGTTTCAGCAATAGCATTTTGCTTTTGTTTAAATACTTCGTTATCAGCCTCTATTATTTCTATTATTGGCTCGTATTCAAAATCAATAACTATGTTTATTACTGTTCTGCCTTTTTTCATTCCCAGTCACTCCTTTTTATCCTAACCACTCTTTGCCTCTGTAGTAGTTTGCATTAAAGCTGTTTTGGAACTCTGCACTGTAATTTAATGCTGTGTTTATTAGTGTTGTTTGCATATATCGTTTAGGATTCTTTACATCTGCAAGTTTCCCTATAACGTCCCATTTTCCTAACAAATATTTTATTTTTCCACTGTCTAGGCTTAACAGTCTGCTATGTATAAATTCCCTTGGATAACACTTGTTTCCGGTTCTTACTAACCCATCTTCGCTAGACAGTAAGTCTATAGCTAAATTGATTATTGTGTCTATAACTTCTTTCTCACTCTCGCTAAATGTTTCATACTCAATCTTGTCCCTAAACAACATTTCAAAATCTCTTATTGCTGTATAGCTTATACATCTGCTATCTCCAGCTGTTTGTATATTAGAGTTATTAATATTATTTATATTATTAATATCATTATCTTTATTAATATTATATATATTATTATTAATATTTATATTATCGTCACTAATAGTATTATTTATATCGTCTTTTTCGCTGTGCTTGTCAAGTGCTTGCGAAGTGCTTGTTAAGTGCTTGCTATTTTGCTTGCGATTTTCTTCTTCGTCAAGTTGGTAAACACCCCAATTTACTATAGTTACAAGCCTAAATTTGTTTGTGATTTTGCTTGTCAAAAATCCTAATTTTTCAAATCTAGCCAGTGCAGTTCTTACTTTGCTTGTAGTAATGTTTTTATCGTCACACATTTCTACAATTTCAGCAATAGAAGTGACAAGTTGTCCTGCTTCGACGATAAATTTTTCTCCATTGTAATCCCATTCTGTAGCTTCGTCATTTACGCTACACAATAGTGTTATTAATATTACTCTCTGTTCAAGAGTGCTGTTTTTCCATATAGGTTTATCAATTAATTTTTTGTGTAGCTTTACCCAACTTGTCATTTCCTTGTCCTCCTTTACAGTTCTAAAAACGCTATAAACATTTGTAATTCTTTGTAGGCTTCATAGAATTTTTTATATTCTATTCCCCGGTCTAACATCGTTTCCACATACTCGTCATAATCTCTTAGGCCGTCATCACGGTAGAAGTCGTCAATACAGCCATCTATATCCTCAGATATAAATTCATCTACAATATCCTCCATAAAGGCTCTAGTTTGCCAAAAATCTAAGCCACTCCAACATAAGCCATGGTTTTCAATTAAGAACCTTACAAAGCTGTCTTTCTCCCTTACAGTAAAATCCCAACCTATACACTTTGACAGTGGCTTTACCGGTACTGTTTCTTCATCTAGTTCAAGTTCATTTATATAATTTAATAAGTACTCCTCTACGGACCTGCAACCAGCTAGTACAGCTAAAGCTCCTAATTTGCTGTATGTTTTTGTGTCTAGTTCAATAACTATCTTCTTTTTGTTCATTTTTTGTCCTCCAGTCTGTTATTTAGAAAGGTAAATAATCGTTAGTATCGTCCATTGGATAAAATCCTGTGTTATCATAGTCGTTGTTATTATTGTTGCTATTATTGCCTTTATTTTCGGTAAATTCAAAGCTGTCTACTACAACGCCAGTTGCTACTCTGGTGTTTCCGTCTTTGTCTTTGTAATGATTTACCTGTATTCTGCCTTCAACAGCTATCCTATTGCCTTTTTTAAAATACTGTTTTATGTTTTCAGCTCTCTTGCCAAAAGCTATACAGTTTATAAAATCAGCTGTAGGCTCTCCCTCTTTCTTGTTTGTAGAATAAGGTCTGTTTACAGCTATGTTAAACCTACCTACTGCCATTGGTTCAGACCCTTGTGTATATCTTACTTCTACATCTTTACTAAGCCTGCCAATTAGTATTACTTTGTTCATTTATTTTTCTCCTAATACTTGCATTTTTATGTTATTTGTGATATACTATAAGTGTAGTCTGTTTTCTTTCTATTGACTACCTACAATATAATGTTGCTCCCCTTTTGGGGAGCTTTTTATTATCTTATTAGACAGTTATATATAAAAACAAGTAGTGTACATAGCACCATACTAGAAATGAAATATAATACACTTTTTTCATAGCTCCATTTATTAATAAGTATCATACTTGCAAATATTAATATGTTTAATACCAATGCGTGTGGTAAGTTAAGTTTCAAAGTTTAACCATCTCCATTCTGTTTTTTCTTACTTCCTCTACTGCCTTGTGGAAATCTCTCCAGTGAAAGTCTAAAAGCCCTAAGCATTTTTTATCTTTGTATTCCTTGCATACTTCGCACCATTTGTTTGTGCTACTGTACTTCATCAGGAACACCTCTTTATATCCGAACCTTTTAGGTACTCCTTTAACCTTTGTGTGTATATTATGTATTTCCCCCTTTTGGAGCGTTCCTCTTTTATATATACTCCAAAAGGATATACACCCGTTTTAATTCCCATTCTTAAGTGTTGCTTTGTTACACTCAATTTGTCTGCAACATCATTAATGTTGGTTGTAATATTGTTGGTCATTTCTTTGCACCTCCCTGTCAGGTGGTTTTGTTGCTCTATTTTATTAGGTCTTTTATGTCTATTTCTAGTCTTTCACATATGTCTATAGCTAAAGCTAGAGATAAACTTTTGCTCCCTCTTTCGATTTGGCATATCATAGCAGGAGTTACTCCTACTGCCTTTGCTAATTCTTGTTGGCTCATTCCTCTTAAAACTCTATTTAGCTTTAAATTCTCGCCGATAGTCATATTTTCACCTTACACATTTCTCTGTCTTAGAGTTGTCATCTACTCACACTATAACATGTTTGTTCTAATTGTGCAAAAAACTATTAGTATTATTTATACAATTTTGTGTATTGCGCGTATATTACGTAATCGAACTAATTCAAACTAAGAAAAATAAAAAATCTTTCGAAAGCCAGTTAGTATGCTGTTTTTTTAGATTTATTAATTTTTTAAACCATTTAATTTATCTGAAAAAACTTCTTTAATCCTCTATTAGGCTTAGATACTGGCTTTCAGCTTGTTTTTTCACAATACTAAATATGTATATTTTGTAAAAATGTTAAAATTTACAAAATATTTACAAATTTGTTTGACAGATATATAGTAACTTATACTTAAAACTACCTTAAAAACTTTAATGATTAAATTCTTGATATTTTAACATCATCAAGGGAATTTGTTATTAATTCTATAGTTTTATTTGGCTGATTTTGTAATTCTAATATAAAACCAGCCATTTCTTTTGGTTCAGCTTTAATTACTATCTTCACAACTACATCTCCTAAGCAATTTTATTGTTTTAGTTTTTTAAAGTATCAAAAACAATAAAAGCTGTAAAAGCAACTGTAGCAATAATATTGCTAATTATAACAATTTTATCGTTAATACTTAATTCTTTAAATTTTTTCATACTTCCCACCTCCGATTCTTAACATGTATCGCATTTATGCGACGCAAATGTTAAAAAAAATAGCATTAACTTCCATTGCAGATAAATTTAAAGAGGAAGCTATTTTATAAACTTCTTCTACAGTAAAATTTTCTCCTTTGTTGGCTAGTTTTCTGTAAAAAGTACTTTTGTTTATTCCTATACTTTCAACAATCTTTTCTACACTAAGTCCATTTTCAATAATTTTACTTTTAAGCAGATTCATATTTGTCATGTTAACACCTCCTTGTCGCATTTATGATACAAATATATAATAGCATTTGATTTTACATAAGTCAATAGTTTTATCGCATTTTTGAGAAATTTATACTATTTTTAAAAATAAGTGTTGCATTTTTGCAAATATATGTTATTATTTATTTGGAGGTGATAAGTTGAACGTAGGCAAAATAATAAAAGAAAGAAGAATTAAATTAAATCTTAGTGCTGATTATGTTGCTGATAAAATCGGTAAATCAAGAGCCACACTGTATAGGTATGAAAATGGAGATATTGAAAAAATGCCAATTCCTATACTAGAGCCACTAGCAAAAGTTTTAAGAACTACTCCAGCAGAGCTTATGGGTTTTACCGACGACATAGAGTTAAATCATACTGAAAAGAAATTATTGAACGATTTTCGTTCTTTAAACGAACAAGGTCAAGAATACGTATTGCAAACAGTAGATATAGTAAAAGATAAATATTCAAGTGAGTTAAAAAAATCTTCTCAAGAAGAATATATACAAGTCGCTGCTAGGGGTAATTCTGAGCTTGAAATTGTTTCTGATGATGACGCAGTTCGCAAGGATTTAGAAAACTATAAACCCCCTACAGATTTATAGTTATATTTTTCCATTTTTGGAAATAGTCCACTAATGTAATATACATTTCTCTTTTTTATAATTAATTTGAAAATTGATTATAAAGGAGAAATATATGGAATATTACGATTACAAAACAGCGAGAAATTTAGCTTGGAAAGTTTTAATTGAGTGTGACATTAGAGAGTTTTCTGTAAATTTAGCAAAGATAATTAATCATTATGGGATATATCTTATACGGTATTCTGATAGTGATTATATTAATAGACACAGCTCACCTAACGAAGATGGCTTTAGTAGATTAATAGACGGTAAGCCAATCATTTATTATAATGACAAAAAACCAATATATAGAGCTAGATTTACACTGGCACATGAAATAGGACACATTTTACTAGGACATTTGGCTAACGGCGAAACTTTACATAGAAACACCGAATATGATGTATTAGATGTAAAAGAACAGCAGGCTAATGTATTCGCAAGGGACATTCTTATGCCAGCTACAGTTCTACATAGCTTAGGCATTAAATCAGCTGAGGATATAGCTAGAATATGTAATGTATCTATGATGTCAGCAAAAATAAGATATAAAAGGTTGACAGAACTTAATGAGAGAAATGTGTTTAACAGACACCCTCTCGAAAGACAAGTATATAGACAATTTAATGAGTACATAAAAAGGTGCTAGATACTGGTTCTATCTAACACCTAATAGAAGATTTATAAAGGTATACAATCCTCTGATTAAGTGATAACACATATTGCATAAATATCTCAATTAAAGGAGGTATAGAGATGTATGAATACAATGAAATGATAGATAGACTAAAAAATTTCATTGATGAACGAAAAATTAGCATTAAACAATTATCAGAATTAGCAGATGTTCCCTATAGAACTCTTTATAAGATTATTACAAAAGAAACAAAAGAGCCGTCGGTTAATATAATGATAAGGGTTGCAAAAGCATTAAATATAACCACAGACAATCTCATTTTTGGAAAAGATACTAAATGTGATGTAAATGATTTAGACCATACTGAACAGAATTTATTAAGTGATTTTCGTTCTTTAAATAAACAAGGTCAAGAATACATATTGCAAACAGTAGATATAGTAAAAGATAAATATTCAAGTGAGTTAAAAAACTCCTCATGAAGAATATATACAAGTAGCTGCTAGAGGCAATAGTAGCTATCAACATAAAAAAGTCTGATGTTGAAGATGACATGAAAAACTATATTCCACCTGATGATTTATAAATTTTGTATGTTTTATCAATGCAGGAGGTGACAAAATGAATTTCTTAGACAATTTGGAACAACTTATGTTAAAGAACAATATTAAAAATATAAGCGTTCTGTCAAAAGAAAGTAACATTCCATATACTACCCTAAAAAATTTTTATACAAGAGGAACTGAAAATGTTGGATTATCTACATTGGAGAAAATTGCTGACTTTTTTGATGTGACTCTTGATTATCTTGTTTATGGAGAATACATATTAAAATGCAATAAAGAAGAATTTGATGTTGTTCAATCGTTTAGGTCTTTAAACCCAGACGGGCAGAATTACATATTGCAAACACTTGATATGGCAAAAGCTAAGTATATAAAATCTGATTTTAATGATATTCTTTAAGCAGGAGGTGACGAAATGACATTTGCTGAACGGTTAAGGATTACAAGGAAAGAATGTAAACTTACCCAAAAAGAAGTCGCAAAAGCTTTAGGAATAACAGAAGGAGCTTATTGTAGTTACGAAAAAGGTAAACGAGAACCAAATCTTGAAAAATTAGTAAAGTTATCTAAGTTGTTTGATGTTAGTGTAGATTTTCTTCTAAATATTAACAAATATAATAAAGATGTCGAACTAAATCAAACAGAGCAAAAACTTTTAGAAATATTTAGACAATTAAATAAACAAGGCCAAGAATACATATTACAAACAATAGATATGGCAAAAGACAGATATAAAAAATCTGATTATATTTCCGACTTGGAAAATATAAATTAAATAAAAATATAATAAGAGGTTATAATTTTAAAGTAGCTTTCACTATTTTTAAGATGTTAAGTACTTTAATAAGGAGAATATGATATATGAGACTTGAAATAAAAAATTTTGCTAAAATAAAAGAAGCTGATATTACACTAGACGGTATTACTGTTATAGCCGGAGAAAACAATACAGGTAAAAGTACAGTTGGTAAAATCTTAAATTCATATTTCAAAGCATTTAAAAGATACCCTGAAAAGATTAAGAGCCAAAGAGAAAGAGCTGTTTCCGGTTTAATATTTAACTATGTTTATGTGAATCAGCATAAGACTAATTCAGATAGTTTATCAGATAATTTAAAAGAAAAACTAAAACAACAGATATTTTTATATTTATCCAATAAATCAAAAGAAAATTATGAATCAATTATTGATGTTTGCCGTAATGAGATTTCTTATAATAGTAGTAGCGAGCTTTTTGATATTGAAGAAGTAAAGAAATTGATTTCAGATGTGGAAAAAGTATCTGAAGTTTCAGATACTATCATACTCAATAGTATAGTGAGTTCTAGTTTTGGTGATTCTTTTGAAAATCAATATAATAATGTAAATAACTCGTCAGAAGCTAACTTGAAAATATTTATTAAAAATTCTGTATCTGAAGTTACTTTTATACGTGATACCTGTGTACACATTGACTCACCCATTAGGATTGTTAATTCATCTTTTTTTATTGACACTCCTAACGCGTTAAATAATCTCGCATATAGTTCATATAGTTCATATAGTTCATATAGTTCATATAGTTATAGACGAAAGAATCAAAATGATTTTGCTTATCGTTTATTTGGAAATGATTTACTTGACAATTCTTCTAATGAAGAACAACCAGACTTTATTTCTCAAATAATCGCAAACGATAAATTAAATGAAATATATCGCTTATTAGAAAATACAGGGATAGGTTCTGTTGAAAAACAGGAAAGTGGACGTTACCTTTACAATAGTAAAAGTCTAAAATCTCCTTTGGAAATAGCTAATATATCAATGGGTTTAAAAGCTTTTGTTCTTTTGAAATCATTATTACAAGAAAATGTTATAAAAGAAAAAGATGTTTTAATATTTGATGAACCGGAAATACACCTTCACCCAGAGTGGCAGGTTATTTATGCACAGCTATTAGTATTACTTCAGGTAACTTTCAATTTAACTATTTTAATAACATCTCATAGTCCGTATTTTATAGACGCCATAAACCTTTATGCTGCAAAATATAGCGATTTAAAGAGATGTAGATTCTATTTATCTGAAATGGAAAATAATGAAGTTACATTCAATGATGTAACAAACGAAATTGATAAAATCTATGAAAAATTAGCTGACCCTTTTGACACCCTCGATACATTAAGATATGAACTTCAGGAAGAAGGTAAATTATGTTAAAAAAATGCCCGGAATTTGATGAAATATTAGCTAATTTCAAAAAGGTATCTAAGGGCGGAGAAGGTAATCACCCAATGATTAATAGCAAAGCCCCTGTTTATAATTTTGATCGTATTGCGAAAAGATATGCCAAAAAGTATAAATTAGATACTCCTAGCACAAGTGATGGTTTATATATAGACGATATTACTAATAAATTTTATTTAATTGAATTTAAAAGTGGTACAATAGAACCAGAAAATGTTTTTTGTAAAGTTTACGATAGTGCTGTTATATTACGAGATACCATTTTTACTAAATCTTATGATGAAATTCGCAAAAATGTCGAATATATTTTGGTTTATAAGCATTCAAAAGTTTGTTCTAGTAGATTTAAATCAAAAAACAGAGATAAATTGGCAAATAAAGTTAGAAAATTATCAAAAAGCGAAAAAGCTCTATTTAAAATCAAACATGCAAAAAATATGGTATATGCAAATGTTTATACGTTAGATTTAGAAGACTTTATTTCTAAATTTGGTCCAACTTTTAATATTAATATATAATTTTAAAACAAGGGAGGAGAATGTTCAATATGAAATGTTTAGCTTGTAAAAACGGTACTATGACAGAATCAACAAATACTTACTTTGCTGAATTAAAGAACTGCTATATCATTATTGAAAATGTTCCTTGTTTAAAATGTGACCAGTGTGGCGAAGTATTTTATAAAACTTCTGTATTAGAGAAGATAGATGACATTATAGAAAAGATTGAAAATATTTCAAGTAAGATTTTTATTATTGACTACAAAACAGCAGCATAAATTAACTTAGGTTAATTTAGTGACAGAGAGTTAGGACACCCCCCTAGCTCTCTTATTATCACACACAATATATATTTATTTTTCTTTGTACCCCCCTGTCAGGTGGTTTTTTGAAAGGAGAATAAATATGAGGAACCCAAATGGATATGGAAGTATTATCAATCTCGGCAAAGGACGCCGTAGACCTTTCGGAGTTAGAGTTACTAGAAGTTATGAAAAAGGTCCTGATGGTACATTCCGTCAAAAATACGACTGGCTTGGCTATTTTAAGACAAAAAAAGAAGCCCTTGGCTTTTTGGCCAAGTTTAATGAACATAGACAACCTGTTACTGAATTTTCTTCAATAACATTTGCCAAAGCATGGGAAAATTACTTATACCGAAACCCAATAGAACCGGGTACATCAAGGTACAATTCCTATACTTCGGCATACAAGAAATGCGAAGCCCTTTATAACAGGAAAATGCAGGACCTAAGACTTACGGACCTTGAAGATGTATTCGTCGAACATCAAGGAAGTTCTGCATCAAGCCTTACAAATATTAAAATAGTTATGATTTTTATTTTCAACTGGGCCATACAGAATGATGTTATCAATAAGAATTATGCTGAAATGGTCGATATTCGCCGTTTTAAAGCGAAAGAAACTGAAAACCATCACCGAATACCGACAGAAACAGTTATGGAAATGTGGAAGAAATCTGAAGAATTTAAGCTAGAACTTATGTACATATACACTGGCTGTAGAGCAAATGAGCTTTTACAACTTCCAAAAGCCAATGTTGACCTTATAAATCAATATTTTAAAATTGATAAGAGCAAAACAAAAGCCGGTATAAGAATAGTACCTATCGCTGATTGCGTTCTTCCATTTTTTAAGTATTATTTTGCACATTCAGAAGGAAATAATCTTATAAATGTTAGCTACGCAAATTATTCTAAAAACTTTATGGCCAAGTTGCCGGGCTTTAAGCCTCATGACACCAGAGTTACATGTAAATCTCTACTTGTAGAGGCTAAAGTACCAGAAGTAATAAGCAAAAAGATTTTAGGCCATAACATAGGCAATGTGTCAGGCGACATATATACCCAGCTTGAGCCTAAAACTTTGCTGGAAGCCGTAAATTCTATTAAGCTAAGTGTTTAA